TGTGCTGGTTCAACTTCTTCAAAGATTAGATTTGTTGACTTTCCACCAATGATTTCTGGCTCAGGAATTAATCCTGCTAATCCAGAAAACGGAGTTTCTTGATACAAAGCATTTTGTACTGGCAATACTTGATGGTCTCCGCTTTCTGCAGACACGCCATAAACAATTGGTGAATAATCTGTATCTGGAGAAAGGTTCTTCATAAATGTGTAATGAGAATAAACTTCGTTTTCAGATAAAGTTCTATCGTAGATAGCAAACTCATCTGTTTTAACTCCTGCTTCTTGGTTAAGAACTTGGCTACCACTAAACACAAGTCTATATCCAATGCTTGGTCCGTCATAGATTACAGGATTTCCTTCTGCTGGTGGGAAGTAGATGTTGCTTTCTCCTAAGCCAGTTGGACTGCTTAATCCTGCTAAAGAATTAACTACATTTAAAGCAAGATTACTAATGATTGATCCGTTTAGATAAACCTTTTGTCTAACTTGAGTTGGACTTGCCAAAGGTTCATATGTTACTGCAACATGGTTCCATGAATTTCTTTTTGGCTGTCCATAATAAGTTCTCCATGTTGCAAATGCATTAGCACCTTCACCAACAAAGTCATAATTTTTAATTAAGTCTCCAACTAGGGCATGCGTATTTGTGGGTGTATCAGTTAGACCAGCAGTATCTTGCCACCAGTCAAATATTTCAGCAATTTGTGTTACACCATCAGTAAATATAGGACCAGACTCAACACGATTACCAGCACTAGTTCCTGCAGCAACTGAATAATACCAACATTCAACAGTTACAGATCTTGTTGCATAAAGATTTCCAATTAGTTGATTGTAATTTGGAACGATTGCTTGTACTTTTGGCATAGCGCTAGCAAATGGATTTTGTGCTTGCCAAGATTTTCCATTGCCAACGCTAGTCATTTCTTCACCAGACTCAACATTAGTAGTCATAAACTCAACATCCCAACTGGTTACAGGCCATGAGCCTAGTTGTTCTGGAACTGATTGTCCGTCTTGAATATAAAATACTGGATCTAGGTTTTTAACAAGAGTTAAATAATTAGGTGCAACAGACACAACTGGATCTACAAGCAATGCTGACGCATTAAATGCAAAGCGAGAAAGCAAAGGATCAACTATGTCAATTGCTGCCGTCAAACTTTCAGCAGGAATAATTCTGTCTGCAAATGTATCAACGCCAATGCCTTGTGGCAAAGTTGCATCAAGGTCAATAACATCAACACGAACTAATGTTTCTACTGCATTGCTATATCCTGGCTCTGGCATAAAGGCAGACACTGGAATACTTGTGGCAATATTAACACTGTCTGGTTGTGTGGCAATATAAGTTGCATCAACAATAGTTGCATTAACATAAATTGGTTCAGGTGGATAGATTGCATTTACTGGTGTTGCTGGTTCTTGTATAGTTCCAGCAAGCCAAATCTGACCAATCTCGTATGCTGTTAATGCAGTAGATGTAGCCATGTGAAGGTTTTGAACATTGTAACTTCCAGAACCACTTGCAGTAGAAAGTCCAAATACAAAATCTGGATAAAGTGCTGTATCTGAGTTTGTTAAAGTTAAAACTAATTGTCCATCAAGATAAATTTCAAAATTGTTAACTGCTGTTGCACTAGTTCTTCTAACTGCTAGATAACGCCAATCTGTAGTATTTAGTGTTGGTCCAAAGGAATTAAAAGTTGTTCCACCAAATGTAATTTGAAGTTTTGAAGGTGCCGTTGAATAAGAAGAACCTGAAACTGCAATTTCAAAATCTCCATTTGTTCCACTTGGAGGTTTGATTCTTGCTATAGTTAAACCACGAGCACTTGTTCCAGTTGGCAATGAGTCTACCTTAAACCAGAAACCAATAGTATAGTTAAAATCTTGCCAAATTGGTCTCAGTGTTGTTCCTAATGCTGTGCGGTTATATGCAGGAAGTTCTGTGCCAATTCCAGACACCAAATATGATTGAGCATCAGATGCTGGTGGTCCAGAAGTTGAATAAGCAACAGTATAACCACTTCCACTTGGAGTAATATTTGTTGTTGGTGTACCAGTTACTCTGCTTCCATAAATTGGAACATCAAGGAATACTGATCCTGTCTTTGCTCCAAACTCTACACCGTACTCAATTGGATATGTAGCAATCTTGTCTTTTAGGCTACCTGGCAAATAATAAAGTGGTGTTTGTGGTGGTGGACTCCATGATGGTAAGAGTAAGAAAAAGTTTGATTCTGCAGGTGCTGCAGCAAAGATAAATTCTCTTTGTAGGCTTACTGATGGATCAAGTGATAATGATGAAGCAGTTGCAGGAGTTTCCTCAATCAAAACATTTACTGGAATGTTTCCTGGATCTAACATTAATCCATCTGCTGTTGCAGGTGTCTCTGTAATTTCAACTGACACTCCTACAATTAATGTTGGGTCTACCATTAATGCATCTGCTGTTGTAGGGTCTGACAAATTCTCTGCGTTAGTTGTAAAACTAAGTGCTGAATCTAATAGTTCTGCAGAAGCATCCAAAGAAAAGTCAAACACGATTACAACATTAATGTCTGTTGTTACTAAAGGATCAACGCTCTCTATGGTTACATCTATAGATGTTGTAATATTTACACTGTCAGAAGTTGTTGTAACTATTGTTGGTTGTATTTCTGAAATGCTAGGTTCAAATGGATCTGCTAAAACATTTACTACTTGAGTAGTTGCAATCTGTGGATCAGTAAATTCTGCATCTGCTGTTGCAGGAGTTTCTGTAATCTCTACAACGCTAGTTACTGAAGTAACGGGATCTACAGACAAAGCATCTGCTGTTGCTGGTGATTCTAAAAGTGTTATGTTTGTTGCAGGTGCAGTAGAACCTGCTGCCCATATTTCTGCAATTTGAGTTGGACCTATTACTGAAGTTGATGCCCAATAGAAGTTTGATAGGTTTACTGAACATGTATCTGATGATGCAAGATTGTCTCCAAAACCCAAAATTGTACTAGTTGCAGTTTGCATGTTAGTTCTAGTTTGCGCTAATACATTATTTATATAAAAATTTAAATTAGTTCCAGTTTTTGTAACAGCAAAATAATACCAATCAGTAGTATTCATAACTACATCTGTTGTAAGGGATGTACCTGCGGCTTGAAATGAAATTTGGTATGGAAGTGGTGCGGCTCCACCAGTAACAGCAACACTAAATCCTGTAGTTGTATTTGGTTGAACAGTAAAAAGCACAACTGCATTGTTAAACTCACTTAGTGCTCTTAGTTGATTTGCTTTTGCCCAAAAACCAATAGAATAATCTCCGTCAGAAGAAAGTGTAAGAAGTGCTCCTCCATTATTTCTTAAACGACAAAAACTAGGTTCAGTACTTACAAATTTCCAAGAACCACTTCCACCAGGTGGACCAACTGTAGGCTCATAAACAGGATTTTTTCCAAGTATTGACCAATAAGCAGGTGTGTTTTCTACTATGGTTCCTGTTTGAATTGGAACTGCTGCAACGGCTTGATCAAAGTCAATTCCGTTTTCAATTGCGTAACTATTTATTTTAGTATTTAATACTGATGGCATAAAAAAAGACTACGCCTGTTACAGCGTAGCCATTCCTCCTGTCAATGATAGTTCTGGATTAATTCCAGAGAGGCTGTGCCCATTGATTGATGGAGTAGATAGAGAGAAGCAGGTCCAAGTTGAGCGGAGATTATGGCCATGGATAGCCTTAAGTTCTACCTTAAAGGTAGGCTCAACTATATTTGAGGTGAGTCCAATAGTTAGTGGACCTGCTTCTACTCTAATGTTCATTACGCTACTGTAACTCTTACGATTCCTGTTGAATCCCAAGTAATTGTGAAGTTACCGTTAGATGATGACTGATCTGAACCGAAGTCAACATATCCAATTAGTGGACGAGTTGCGTCAGTTGCAGGGGTTGCATCGTAGATTACTGCATAACGAGCAGTAATTGTTGATGAAGCCCAAGTAGTGTCGTCAGCATCAAGAACGATTACGTTTGTTGCTGAGTTGTATGTATTGGTCTTGTTAGCCAATGTATTACCACCTGATGTGTAACCTGTACCAGTTACCTGGTGTGTAACAACATCATCAAAATAATCATGTGCATCTTGATTTGGTGTGTATGCGTTTGTGAGAAGCGCTACCTTGATGGTATCTGAATCCCAGTCGATTTCCTTGTTAAAGGACTTTACTACGAAGTTTCCGTATAATTTACTAGCCATTTTTTATGCTCCTGTCTTTTCTACTATTGCGAATGCGTCTGCATCTGCAACTGCGAACCCACGACGAACACGAGTCTTCAAGACTACGCCATCACGAGCGAATTCTGCATCACGAGAAACAACTGACTCTACGCCACCACGAACACCATTAATAAGCATCTGACGGTTACCTACGATAAGTAGTGCGTTACCTGTTGGTGAATCTGTTGCTGCTGTTGATGTTGCTGCACCGTATGAAATTACCAATGGATATCCGAATAGAGATCCTGGTGTTCCTGCTAGTGGATCTGGCAGAACAAGGTCATTATTTCCCTTGATCATTGCACGGATTTCCTTAAGCATCTTTGGGTGAGCCATCCATACTGTGTTTGCTGAATCAAACTTCTTTGAGTTTTCAACAAAACCAAGTGCGTTGTTGATGTCATCGTATGACATTGCTCCGCCTGTTTGGATGATTTGTGAAACTGGTGCTGTTGGGCTTGTAGCCACTGCACGATATAGAGATGTGTACGGCTGACCGTCATCTCCGTCGCCTGCTGCTGTTACGCCAAGGCAAGCATTGTCAAACTTACGAGCAAAACGAGATGCCCACTCACGCTTGTACACTGAAAGTGTATCTACGAGTTGGTCATTTACGTCTTCTTCTGAGATATGCATCAATTGTGCATACTTTCTTGCTGTCAATACGATTTCGTCTAGAGTTGGGTTTGATGCAGGAATTTCTGCGCCTTCTGCTACCACTACTGGTGCATCTCCAACAAAGCGAGGTACTGACTTAGTGCGAGAAGCCATTGCTTCACGACGGGCGAAACGCTCTACAGCAGAATTCGCAATAAGGTCCTGGATTACTGTGGACCCCTGCTCTTCTAGGATGTAGCCGTTAGCCTCTGTTAAATCAACACGACTAATTGTCATTTTATCCTCCTACGGATGTTTATATTTTTTTTTGAATCGTCTAATTCAATATGATTATAGGGCAAGCGTCCACTTAGTCCCAATAACTCTATTGTACCATTTAATTACAATTTGCCAAGAATCTTAGCAGCCTGCAATTCTGTTGCGCTATACCTAGTGCTAACACTTGCTTTTACACCAGTGTCTGCTTGGCCTCCAACACGGAGTTTAGGATCAAAGATTTCTGGAAGGTCTTCCTTGAGTTGGTTAAATTGATCTTCAAACCCAACAACATTTAGGTTTTCATCAAATTCAAACTTAGTCAAGTCCATAAACTTAAGAAGTCTTCGTCCATCCTTTACGCCTTCTTCAGAGATTTTTTGTAAAACCTTTTCATGAAGAAGTTTGCCACTAAACTCTGCTATCTTTTGATTGCTGCTGTTTAGATCAATTTCAAGTTTTTCTTTTTCTTCCCTGAACTTTTTGGCATCATTCTTTGCACGATCCAAAGCAGCAAGCACTGCCTTTGGGTCATTTAGAGTTGTTTCTTCAGTTGTTGTCTCTTCTGTATTATTCGTTTCCAATTTCGCCTCCTGTGGCTTCCATCATTACGTTGTTTGTGTTTGTGTTTTGAGTTAAAGTAGTTAGTGATTGTTCTGCTGCCGCAATTTCTCTGGCAACTTCTAAATCATAACCCATTTCAATAAGAACCTGCTCAAGAGATACGCCAACTACTCGCTTCTTTACAGCAACTTCCCATGCATCTAAACTATCCATGCTCTCAATGTCTTTCCATCTAACTTGAATGTTTGGCTCTGTAGCATTTTCCATTTTTAGAATAAATCTAAACATGTCAGCCCATGTTGAACCAAAAGTAATTTGGCGATCTTTTACTTTAGTAACAAGTGGTGCTTCAGCAGTTCTTAAAGACTCTCCAGAAGGAATGCTTCCTGTCTTTTCAAAATAGTGAAGTGGTGTGTTTGTAATAGATGCCATTGCACGAACAAAGTCTCTAACTGGTTCTGTAAATACCTTGTGATCAGCAGGAGA